CCATGCGCCGGGCATCCAGATCCTTGCGGTCACGGTTCAGCGCCGCCCGGCGCTCCTTGACAACTTTGAGGGTTTCTTCCGTGCAGGCCAGCGAAAGCGCCTCCTTGACGGACTCCTGAGCCTGTGCTTTGATGCTGTGCAGCTGCTCCTTGATGATAGGAAGCTGCTGCACCACAATCAGACTATCTGCCAACGCCGTGGTCTGATTGGTGGTAGTAATTTCCTTTTCCATGTGTACCTCCTGATTCTCTGTATAGAAAAACGGCAGTAGGAACGCTCCTGACCGCCGCTTCGTACCTGTTGAAAAAATCAACCGATTATGCTACAATATGGTTGTGTGTGGTGGAGACCTGCATTTTCCGGCTTGATGTTCCTGCATCAAGCGCCAACGGAATGTGTGGGTCTCTATCCATTTGTAGCGCGCTGGCCGTTCTGGTCAGCGCTTTTTTCGTGTGCAGCGAGTATATCCCACACCGAGAGCTGCCCTGTAATCTGGCGCTCAGCGGTGATTTTAGGCTGTGTGATAGTCCTGATTCTGCGGGGCTTTGCGGGTGCTCGGAGCCGTTTTCCGAACTCCTTGACGTAACACTTCGCGCCGTACCCCACTTCGATTGCCGCTGGATCTGTAATGACCCTGTGACACCGAGCGCACCTTGTCATTCTTCTTCTTTCCTCCAAAAAGCGCCTGCATCTGCAGTTCGTGCATCAGGCGGGATGCAATAATGATTGCACCAACAATGAGAATCCACTCCCCGCCGATTGCCCAGTAGCCGCGCCAGCGATATGTACTGGGCAGCTGCCACAAGGCCATAAGCTCACCGGAAATTACGCCGGCCAGCGTGTCCAGCAGTCCAACAACGACCCAGCCCATCACGGTCAAATGCCTTTCTTTGCGTTTCATTTCAGGTTTGCCCCCTTCATGTAGGTTTCGATCAGTGCCCACTTGCGAACATCCATCGGCTGGTGAACAGCATCTTCCAGTGCTTCTTCGGTTCCGCAGCGGTCACAAATCGTGATGCCCGGAACTTGACGGGAAAGAGCATTGCTGTGCAAGCGCATCTTCATGGTCTGCTTTCCGCATCGAGGGCACGGAAGCACCTGCGCCATTTCGGCGGCAGCATCCTGCACATCCCGGTATGTTGCAAAAACTTCGTCCAGCAGCATCCTCTCGGTGTGCGCCTGAATCATTTGCGCCATCTTATGAAACATCCCTTTCTCCTTCCAGCAGCCCTACCATTGCGTTCCACACCTTGTCCGTGTAGGCTGTGCTATATGTGCCAGCAGACCAAGCCTTTTTGGCTCCGGCTGTGCCAAGGTTATAGGCCATCAGAGCGCAATTCACATTGCCCTCGTACTCGCTGAGATACATACCCAGCATATAGCACCCAGCCTGAATGTTCTGGCGGGCATCCATCAGATCCGTTATGCCAAGTTCATCTTTGAGCCACCCGGCGTTTATGCTGTTTATCTGCATCAAGCCATAATCCCCGGTAGAGCTGCGCGCCGCCGGGGTAAAGCCGCTCTCGACCTGCATGACGGCATAAGCCAGTTCCAAGGGCACATCGTAGAGGTCGCACATTTTCTCCGTGTAGGACTGTAGTTCCGCATCCAGCGGCACCTGATATGTAACCGGCTCATACGGAACCGGGTCCTGACGAACGCATTCAACCTGCTCGATCTCGGCCACCACCGGTACCGTAACCGGCGTTTCAACCGGCGGCTTCTGCTGGAAAGCGAACGCCGCGGCGATGTTTCCGGCCACCAGAAGCTGCGCCGCTGCCGCCGCTGCCAGCGGCACGAGCGTTTGTGCTTTCATCCTCCCGCACCTCCTCCAAAAGACCAAAACGTTCCATCGCATACCGCCGGGGCACCCGGCCGGGAAACGTGAGGTTTCCCCTTGCTTCCAGTTCCTGATTCATCTGCTGGATGTACTTATATGCCCGGGACTTGCCACAGCCAACCAGTTCCGCAACCTCTGCACAACCGATGAAATACGACTCTTTGCTCACGACTGCCGTCCCCCTTTCGAAAAACGCATATTGTTCATTGCCACATTCAGGTCGTTGGCCAAACGCATGATTTCGTCCCATTCGGCTTGCTCGCTCTCAGCGATCTGGCCATCTGCGGCGATTTCTACCATTGTCTCCCGCTTTGCACAGAAGCGCTGAACCGCCGCCAGAACGCCCAGCACGGCTTCCGGCAGGTCTTTCAACTGGATCTCAGGCACGACCCGTTTGCCGAGATCTGATGTCAACCGCAGATGCTGCACGGCCAGATATGGGGCTTGATACACGTCACACATGGCGCTCGCTACATCGCTGGGCACTGGACGCTGGCTCTGCTCATAGTCCCGCAGGCTGTCAACCGACACGCTCAAAAGCTGCGATGCTTTTTCCTGCGTAAAACCAGCAGATTTCCGCGCATTTTTGTAAATATTCTGGCTTTCAATCGCCATTTTTTCACGCCGTCCTTTCTGGTATACTTGAGATGTAGGTTAGCTCCGGTACGCCACCCCGCTGATGTTCAGGCACTTTTCGATTGCGCCCTGGACGTTCTCGGACGGCACCAGCACACCATTGACGACTTGGCTGATATGCGAGCGAGAAAAGCCCGTTTCCTTTGCCAGTTCCGTAACGGTCATATCGTCATGGTCGATCATGGCCTTCTTGACAGCCACGCACCAATCCGGCATCGTAGTCTTTTTCATGTTTTTTCTCCTTCCTAACAAAGATTTATCTAACAAGTGTATTGAACACTTGTTAGATTTCTGATAAAATGAAAGAGCCAGTACCCACCATTCAACGCGTTCCCCTGTCGTTAAGCGAAGCTGTCATGGGAGCGGCGCTATAACTGCACAGCATCCAACTTGCGGCTGTTGTCCGCTATGCTTTGCAGCGGCGCTTGTCTTTAGGAGGTCAACGTTCATGGTTCGTATTGCGTGGTACGAACGAACCCCTTTGCTGAGAGGTTCTGGGGGAACGCGCTGAATGGTAAGCGCTGTACCCTTTCACTTAACATTTGTTCTGTACAAGTGTATTATAATCCATCAATTGCAACGTTTCAAGCCGTTTAAGCATCAATTGATGGATTTTGTGAGGATACACAAAATGACAACCGAAAATTTGTATGATTCTATCGCCCTTGCGGAAAACATCAAAATTCAGGCAAAGGCACGCAATATCCAGCTGAAGGATATGTACGCTGAACTCGGAATGAGCAAAGGCGTTCTTTCCAACTTGCGAACCGGTCGCATGATTGCCGCCGACAGTCTGGCGCGCATCGCTGACTACTTGGACTGCTCCATGGACTTCCTTATGGGGCGCACCGTTGACCCCGCTGTGCAGCGTATGGAGTTAACAGATGAAGAACGCCAAAAGGTTACGGATTTCCTTCAGTTCATTCTGAGCCAGCGGAAATAATGCTCAGAGCCGCTCCGATGGCTCTATTTTGCGTTTTCTATTCTCCCGCATGGAATTTGCCGCCCGGCAGGATATGCGGCTCAAATCGCTTCTCTGTGGACGTTTGTTCGATTTGGTGAAATCAGCCATCAATGACGAAGTGCGCGCCCTCGGTGATAAGCACCGTACCGCGATGCTCGTCATTGACGATGGTTGTCCGTTTGCCGATGTACTCAGCTGGCAGTTCGCCCCGCTTCACTCGTTCAAGATTGTACGGAGATGCTTCCCAACGTCCCTTGTAGGACTCTGGGATCTTGCGCCACTCCGCTTTTGTGTAGTGACGCATCAGGTCTGCCCCCATTCTTCCTCATTCAGTTCCATCCAGCCGTAGGGGTCGCAGTACCACCAGCTGGATGCACCATCCTCGGTGAGCCGCACGATATCGGACACGCTCATGCTGTGGCCAGAGAAATCAACGGGTCGATCCGACCCGTTGAAGAGTGCGAACAGGCGAAGAAGCATCCTGCCCACTTCCGGGACAGACGGAATCTCACCGCCGTATACCCGGCGGTAGTTCTCCCGGTGGATGCCGCCCAGCTGTGCGGCCTGATCGGATGCCATGAACTGCAGTTTTACCTGCTCCATGGTGTCCTCTTTCAGCTGGTAGATCTCATACTTCATGTTGATTGTCCTTTCTGTGTCTTGAGGTCAAAAGTCTTTTTTGTATCTCGGATGCTGGGAAAGTTCATCCATGCGCTCAAGCGCAACACGCTGCCCTTCGGGGGACATGATTCTGAAATAGCGAAGAAGCTGCTGTTCCTCTCCGGACAAGCTGTTGTCCTCGTATTCCCCAACTTCCAACCAGCGAGCATCAACGCCCAAGGCATCGGCAAACTTTTTGATGGTCTCCGGCTTTGGATTTATGATATTTCGTTCGTACTGGCTAATAGTCTGCGGCGTTACGCCCATTTTCTCGGCCAGTTCCGCTTGTGTCACGCCTTGGCGTTCCCTCGCAATCTTGATTCTGCTGCCGGTGCTCTCTCCTAGCCCCATGGATGGAAGAAACGCACCAACCGGCATTTCAAGTGCATCTGCTATTCTTTTTAGCATTTCGATTTTCGGAACGATCTTTCCCGACTCGTATTTCCGCACTGCCGAATCAGCCATGCTGCATTTTTCGGCAAGTTCTTTTTGCGTCAGCCCTCGAATCTTGCGCATCGCCTTGATTTGTTCACCTATCGACATTCTTGTCACCTCCTTTAGCTTGCGGTGTTGGTTCCCGCGACCATCTTCGTGATGCCACGAAAATGGTTTCGGCCGATACCCGCGTCCATCATCAGGCGGGTTATTCTTTCCAGTTGCGGCCTGCGCCAATCGATGCATCCCGGATGGAGAGGATTTTGTTCTTTCCTGTGCGAGTGCTGCGGAACTCCTGCATCGCTTCCCGAAAGGCATCGTCTTCAGCCAGTTCCCACGACTCAAAGTGGTAATACCGAATCTCGCCATCCTCGGCCTGATATTTAATTTCAATGTTCACGGCTCAAGCCTCCTCGATCTTCACGCACTTGATGCTGTTGCGAAGGTACTTTCGCCCCCGGAGTGCTTCACAAGCGGCGCACAGTTCATCGACCTTGCACCGCAAGAGGATGTCCTCGATCTCGCTGCTCCCCTGCCGGTTATCATATGCGGCCTTAATAGCCGCTGCCCGGTCGTCATCCAGCAGGATGTTCATGCAGGTCTCCCCTTCCTCGCCCTTCACGCGGCTGTCGTAGGTGAAAATGACATTCTTCATGGTTTAAGCTCCTTTCTCATAGCTTCCGAAGGTTCGCATACTGGCGAAACAGGTCCTGGATGTATGCCCGGTGGATGGTTGAGCAGAACCACAGCTCCGCGTTTCGGCCAGCCCGGATGGGAGGAATCCAATTCGCCATTGTAACAACATCGGAGTCGTACTCCATCGGCGACTGCTTGATGGTGGCGGCCAGAACCCGAAGCACACGAGCGATTCCGTATTTCGGAATCATCTCCTCGACGTTGAGACGGGTCATCTCACCGGCCAGAGCTTCGAGCTTCTTCCGCTCCGCTATCCACTCCGCCCGGCTTTCCGCCGGGATCGTGGCAAGCTGCTTCATGAGTTCTTTGTCAAACATCGTTCTTCTCCTCCTCAACGACCCATCCGGCACAATAGCCGGGATCACGAAGCCTTGCCTTTGCAAGTGCTTCATCGAACGTCCGGGCACGAACCCGGACAGGCGGCAGGTCGCCGCCCACAATTTCCCATGTGGCCATGGGTGCTACAAATCTCTCCATGTTGTGTTTCCTTTCCATCTAACAGGTGAATGAATCACTTGTTAGATATATTATAATCCCAGAATTATGGGATTTCAACGCATTATTCCCAAAATTATGGGATTCTATCTTTTGCACAGATTGGGGGTGCATTTTATGTTCACTTCTTCCCAAATTGCTGACCGCATCAAGCAAGCCGCCCATACGCGGGGCGTTCTGGTCAAAGACCTACTGGTTGACTGCAACCTGAGCAAGAATACGCTGTCCACCATGAAGTCAGGTGGCAGCTTTCCGCGAATAGAAGCTCTTGTTGCCATGGCTGACAAGCTGGACTGTTCCGTTGATTACCTGCTTGGCCGCACCGATGATCCTGTTCTTCATCAATTGGATTCGTCCTCGTCATCAGCCATATAACGCGCGCGCCCGCGCGTGATGAAGACGATAGTCTTCATATCTTCTTATTCTTTTTCTTCTTCTTTTCTTAAGAAGATGGGTTTTTTCGGTTTTTAAAAAACCCAATGGGTTTTCACATTTCACGCACATTTAGAAAAATAATCGATTTATCAAGAACTATCTTGCGTTCAATTTTGATATTTGACCTTCAAATTTGACTTTTCGACCTTGAATTTCACTTTTATGTTCGTGTTTTTCAAAACCCATCAAAACCCAAAAAAGCGAACGTAACCGAAAAAACCCATTCGGTTTTTTCGGTTTTTGAAAAAGGCGGGGTTTACACCCCGCCAGGAACCACCTTGGAGATAACGAGCCTCCCGGCAAATCGCTGAAACTTTTCCGGCGAGCGGAACAGCTTCTCGAAATAGGCTGCATCTTCTTCCCGCAGATCCGTGAAGTCCTCCGCCGAAAGTCCAACTACCAAGAACGTGCCGGCAATGATGTCGTAGGGCTTACCGTTTTGGTATAAGGCTCTGTTCAGTTCGAGCCCGCAGCACTTGCCCTCCTCATTGCAGATCAGGCCGACCGGGCGGCGTTCATCCGGGTAAATCACCTCAATATAGCCGCCTACGAGGCTCTGCAAGCTTGCAAGTTCGTTGGCAACGTTAATGCGTTCCGGGGCTTTGCCCGGCTCAATTTTCAGTGCTTTCATGGCTCAATTCTCCTTTCTTGCTTTCAGCGGTTCGCCATTCCATGCCACGCAGTACGGGTGTGCATCCAGATCAGTGCCGTGCATCCAGCCGCCCTGCACAGCCATTGCGGCTTCCACCCGGTACGATTCCCGGGTGCGGCTCCGCTTGACGTTCTTGTACAGAGCCCCACCGTGGGACTTCTGGAACGCTTTTGCTTCATCCTCGGTCTTAAAAAACTTGTTGCAATACATAGTCAATCCTCCTGTGTTTCAAACGTGTTGGTTCCGGTCATGCTATTGTGGTTCAGTCCTCCTTTCTGTTCAGCTGGTACCCAGTGCCGCGATAGCTGATGATGTACCGGTAATCCGGCGTGCGGAACACCTCAATGCGGCTCTTATCCACGTTCTTGATGCCCAGTTTCCGGCGAATGAACGGAACGGCAATCTTGATGGTTTGGGCGTTGGTCATGTCCTTATTCTGACGGCTCGGGCATTGTGCATAGCGGCGCATCCGTACCTTGCTAACGGCTTCCGCATCCGCTGCGGTGCCATAGAACTTTTTGTAATCGCCGTAACCATTCACTTCGTAGTACCGCTGGATGCTGATTTGCTCCAGCCGGTCATTCCAGATGGTGTCTGCGTAGTTCTCATCGGCATCCGGGGAAACGTGCTCCTTCTCAAGAACGCGACCAGCGATCAGCTCCACACCCTGCTTGTCCCATCCCTCGGTGAAGGTCCGAAGCAGGACGCGAACGACCTCAGCGCCATCCGTCAGGTCAATGTGGGCGGTCTCGCCCTGACTGCCGCGCATCGTTGCGGTGTTGAAGTGATAGCCACGCTCCAGATACTTGTTTACTTCGGCTGTGAATACCTTGTTGATGTCTGCATACGTCATAATCGAATCCCCCTTATCGAACAATTGTACAACCGGCGTATTTAAAGTTCTTTGCCGCCACTGCAACTTCGGACAGATGCTTTGCAAACTCTGCTACTCTCTCCGGGTTTGCTTCCGGGCAACTGGCCGAAATGCTAATCTGCACCTTTTCGCCTGAAACCAAGCCAACTTCGATGCACTCATCCAGCGTGTCAATCTGCTTTGTGAAATCATGCATCGCCCGGCTCAATTCGCTGTATTTTACTGTTCTCATTGTCCTGTCCTCCATTGGCTCTTGCAATCTAACAAATGTTTGATTGTGATTATATAATAATCTAACACTTGTTAGAGGACAAGACCGCAAAGCAAACATTTGTTAGATTTCAGCACCGTGCACAAGATTCTTAGAAGAAAGCTGGTAAAACGTATGACGGTTACAGTACAACGCATCGTCGATCTGACCGAACACTATGGCACATCAGGCGCTTTTATAGCGCGCCTATGTGGGAAAAGTCGTTCCCTGATTGCTGGTTGGAAGGACGGTAAGGCAACTCCAACGGATGCAGACCTTTCTATCATTGCGGACCTCTACGGGGTGTCCGTGGCCTACCTGCGCGGCGAGGTAGATGCCCCTGCATCAAACGTCAAAAATGCTATGCAGCAACAACTTATGGACAGTGTACAAGGCCTGACCGATGATGAAATGCGAAAGGTTATAGAATACGTTCGCTTCCTGAAATTTCTGGATGCAGAACAAAAGGCAGACCCCCAATAAGGGAGCCTGCCCATGCTGAAGGATGCGTTACTGCTCCTTCAGCTGCCCGATGTACTCAAGCACCTGCCGGATCTGTTCAGGGGATAAATCCTTGATTTCGTCCCGCAGAACTTCATCCAGCACTTCTCCGTGCTTCGGGTGTTCATCCGATGCTGCCATGTGCCATCACTCCTTCCCGGCTTACAGATAGGCCATTGAAAGAGTATGACATCTGTACTTTGCATTTCCAGCTTTTGGAAACATATACCAATGCTCGTGATAAAATAACAGGAAAGGTTATGGTGTGATATGGGATTCAGGTATAGAAAAAGCATTCGGCTTGGTGGTGGGTTCCGCATCAATATTTCTGGTAGCGGTGTTGGATACTCATGGGGTGTTCCCGGGTATCGAATCACCAAAACAGCGAACGGAAAAATCCGGCAAACCGCCTCCATCCCGGGAACCGGACTGAGTTATTCGACCGAGGAATCCATTTATAAATCTGCACGAAAAAGCGCTCTAAAAGAAGAACCATATACAGATACGGAAGTTATTCAATCTACCGACCGCGCAGACTATAAAGATTCCGACTTCAAGGCGCTTATGAAGCGAATCAACCGGGTTTGCTTTCTCAATAAAGCCTCACTTATCGTTGGGGCTATCGGCCTGCTCGCTTTCACCGTTCTTCATACACCGCAGCGGCTTTTCCTGACCATTTTGTCATTCATCGTATTTCTCTATGCCCACTATATTGCTCCTGTAAATTTGGAATACGACTTCACCGATGAACAGTTTGATGCCTACGAAGAATGGTATAACGCCTGGCGTAAATTATTTGCCTGTGATGCCGTTTTCTATGTACCCGAAACCCACACCAACAGCAGCGCAAAAAAGAATGGCGGTGCCGAGAAAACCGTATCCGAAGAAAAAGCTCTCGGAATGCCTGCACTCCCCTATTTTCTCAGAACAAATGTGCCTGTTTTTTCGGCCGCTCTGAATAAGAAGGAGTCCATTTATATTTTCCCGGATAAGGTGTTCTATCTCCACAATAGCAAAATCAGCGCATACGACCTTTCGGAGGTCTCTTTCAATGTCGATTCTGTCAACTGTGTCACGGATCAGGAGCATCTACCGGCGGATAGCAAGGTGGTCAAAGAAACTTGGCTCCGGGTCAATACCGATGGTTCCCCCGACCGACGCTATAAGAACAACAAGAAATGCCTTGTCTGCGAATACGGCAGGCTGCGCATCCGCTCTGACAGCGGACTAAATATTTATTTTCTGCTTAGCAATTCCGACAACGTAGACCAGTTCAAGGCAATTCTTCCACAATAAAAAAGACCCCGGCCATTATAAAAATGGTCGGGGATTTATAAACTCTTCAGGAGGTATATTCGATGCCCTGCTATAAAGACGAAAAAACGGGAACTTGGTATTGCCAGTTTCGATATACTGATTTCACCGGAGCGCAGAAGCAAAAGCGCAAGCGCGGCTTCAAAACCCGCCGCGAAGCGCAGGAGTGGGAGCGGGAATTTCATCTGCAGAAAGCCAAAAGCTGTGATATGACACTTGCCAGCTTTGTGGAGTTATACTTCAACGACCGGGAGCATCATGTCCGTGGCACCACAATGGACACTAAGCGAAATATTTTTGACACCAAAATTGTTCCGCTTCTCGGAAACCGGAAAATGAACGAAATCACAGCCCTGGACATTCGAGACTGGCAACAGCGGGTCAAGGAGATGGGCGAAGCCACTGGTCTGCCTTATGCGGAAACGTATCTCTATACCATTCATGCACAGTTGACTGCCCTCTTTAACTATGCCCAGACATTCTACGGTCTGCAATTCAATCCGTGCGATGCGGCCGGCTATATGGGTTCCTCCGTTGCCGGGGAAATGCTTATCATAACGAAAGACCAGTATGAAATTTTGCGGAAGGAATTCCGCAATGAAGCCTATCTCCTGGCATTTGACATTCTGTTTTGGACAGGATGCCGCGAAGGTGAAATGCTGGCATTGTTGCCGAAAGACCTGACCGATGATGACCAGCTGCGAATCTATAAAACCTACCATCGGAAAAAGGGTCAAGACATTCTCGGCCCCACCAAGAACAGCAAAAAGGGTGGCAACAGGAATGTGCCTATCCCCCATTGGCTGGCAGAAGAATTCCGTACCTACTGTTCTAAGCTATACGGCCTGACCCCAGATGATCGGGTATTTTACATGACCTGTACAGCCCTCAACAAAGAACTGACCCGCTGCACCCAGCTAACCTATCTGCCGGACATTCGCGTCCATGATCTTCGGCACAGCCATGTTTCTCTCTGTATCGAACTTGGGTATTCTATTGTTCTGGTGGCCAAGCGAATCGGGGACACCGTTCCCGTTGTCATGCGGACATACGCCCATCTGTACCCCAATAAGCAGCGGGAACTCGTGTCAAGGCTGGAAACTCTCAGTACTTCCTCTTCCTCCAAGGATGAATCCGATTTGATGCCACTCGTCTAAGCCGAAAACAAATGATGTCACAGCTCGTTTTTTGATGTCACGATGTCACAAAAGCCCCAGAAAGTTTCGATTTCTCGTTACTTTCCGGGGCTTTCAAATTATTCTCCGATAATAAACCGCGCTACCATTTCCGGCACATCCAGCAGGTGCTTTTTGCCACAGATGATGTCAAAATGATGTCAGAAGTCGATTTTTGCTCATTTTTCAATCGTAGACACGTTTATTTTTTAGATATTCCATTATTCGAGCTCGATAGTTGCAGGCGGCTTACCGGTGCAATCGTAGAACACACGATTGACGTGCTTAACTTCGTTAACGATGCGGCTGGTGACAGTGCCCAGAACATCCCACGGCATATCATAGCTTTCTGCGGTCATGAAGTCGGTGGTGGTCACGGCGCGCAGCGCAACGGCGTAATCGTAGGTACGCTCGTCGCCCATAACGCCGACGCTGTGCATATTGGTCAGTGCAGCGTAATACTGGCTAATCTCCTTATCCAGACCGGCCTTGGCAATCTCCTCGCGCCAGATGGCGTCAGCGTCCTGCACGATAGCGACCTTCTCGGGGGTTACCTCGCCGATGATGCGGATGCCCAGACCGGGGCCGGGGAACGGCTGACGGCTGACCAGATACTCAGGCAGACCCAGCTCACGGCCGGCCTGACGAACCTCGTCCTTGAACAGGTTACGCAGAGGCTCCACCAGTTCCTTGAAGTCCACGGTATCGGGCAGACCGCCCACGTTGTGGTGACTCTTGATGACTGTTCCGGTGATGGACAGTGATTCGATGCAGTCGGGATAGATTGTTCCCTGTGCCAGCCACTTCACGTCTTTTATCTTGTGAGCTTCTTCATCGAATACATCAATGAAGCCTTTACCGATGATCTTGCGTTTCTTTTCCGGTTCGGTTACACCGGCCAGTTCTGAGAAGAATTTCTGACTGGCATCTACACCGATAACGTTCAGTCCCAGACATTCATAGTCATGCAATACGTTGCGGAACTCGTTCTTGCGCAGCATACCGTGGTCAACGAAGATACAGGTCAGGTTCTTTCCGATAGCCTTGTTAAGCAATACGGCAGCTACTGAAGAATCAACAC